CCCCGTTCTGTGCAAATTGGTCATGTACGCTGGGTTTTCCTGACCAAAAATGGACTTTGTTTTCCATTCTACAGTCCACCCTTCTGGCCAAGTTTTTGGATCAATGTAGAATTTGTCTACATTCTGTTCCATATCTCCCAAATGGCCACGGATTTCATTCGCTCTCCGGGCGGCTTCATCCCTTGAGAAGGTAGGACGCATGTTAGGACGCATTGAAGGGCGCTCCGGGGCTTCTACTGCACCCATAAGACCTTCTGTCCTTACTTCTCTGGCAAGATCTGCAGTATCTACCGGCAATTTGGCCGCCAAAGAACGAGGTGGACGACCACGGCGCCTAGATCCCTGTTGTTCTTCACTCATAACCTGTCTCCTTAATGTGTAAGCTTACCTTCTTTTCGCAAAGCAAGCTTGTGCTGGGCATAATCCTTGCGTTTCATGCCGATTGAGTCAGCAAAATCTCTTTCTTCAACTGTAAGGGTGTATTCATTCCCTTTTGGAGCATACCCGTTGCCAGTCCTGTTCACGGGAGCGGCCGGAGGAGAAGCATTTTTACGCTGCGACGGAGCATTTCTGGCATCAGAGATACTTTCTCTCATAGATTCACTAGGGATACCCATGCGCTGTTCGACAAAACGGAAATATTCGGGCGTATCTGGAGCTATTCCCCTGTTTACTGCAGAATTATGGGCATTAAACATGTCCTGAATATCCATCTGGTCCCTGATATTTTGGCGGTTTTTCTGCAACCAGCTAGCAGACTGCGGGCTAACAGCTTCCATGATCTCGTTAAACTGCTCATTAAAAGTCCGAGGCTGCGGTGGCGTGAAAACAGGAGGAGGAGTTATATGATTTGAACCCTTGGTTCGAGCCGCCAAATCCTCCTTGCCGCGCTCTAACTGATTTAGTTTTACAGCATTGAGACTTATATTTTCCTGTATTTCAGCAACGCGGCTATAGTCGCCTAGAGAATTTGCCTCTACAAGCTGTGCTTTCAGAATTTCATTTTCTCTCCTAATGGTGTCATAAGCGTTTGATACTAAATGAAATTGCGTGTCGCCAACTTCATCTAAAGCTTGATTTGCTCGTTCTGCTGCATATCTTGCGTACTTTTCGGCCTCTTCTCTGGCGCGTCGTTCATGTTTCAGATTTGCATCAAGACGCTTAATTGTCTCCTGCACTTCATCTTCAGAATTATTCGGCTCAGATTCTTCTTTATTATCAGCGTCATCGATAATACGGACATCATCATCTGATTCCGATGTATTTTCCTGATTTTGATCTAGATCGTCCAAATCAACCTCTGTAGTGTCTTTGATATCTTCAGACATAGTTTTCTCCTATCGGACATAATCAGGATAAGGGGCACGGCCTCTAATATTGTTGTCATCGTAAATACGACACAACACATCTTTCACCATTATTGACCAACCATCAGTTGCGCGGCCAAATACCCAATCACCAATCTCAAAATTCATGTCTTTGAACCAGAGATTGTCCGGGTCTTTAAATGCAAGGGGCCCAGTTTTAACAATCAAACCAACTTTTCCCTGAAATTTGTCTTCTTCCAAATTCTGGCTTGGAAGATAAACCCCAGACATTCTTTTTTCAGGCCGTATATAAACAGCTACAAGTACCTGATTGTTAAAAATTTCTATGTCAGACAAATCTCCCAGTTCATCTAACAATTTCTTAGCAGGATCGACGTCATGCTGCATTGACTTAAAAGACATACTTCCCCCTCACGCGCTGTCTGCGGTTCTCTCTGCTTCGTCACAAAGCTCTAGTGCTTTTCGAAGCCCCTCGATAATGCCTACTTGGTATTTAAATGTCAAAAAGTCAAAACCCTCGTAGTTATGAGAGACCACAAGGTTTTCTTTTAAACGCTCAATCTCTTCTGAGATCAATCGCTTAAGTTCAGCTTTAAAAAATGTTTGATACGTTAACATTGCTCCCCCAAGATATACGGTTTCTTTAAGACGAAACGGAAAAAAGCCGCCAAAAACAATCGTCTTTGGCAACTTCTGTAAATAAGTGGACGGGAGTGCTAGGGAGGGGGAATAAGCATCTCCCGTCCTTAAACCGAAGACTCTAGAAATCTACGGCCTAACCCTTACGAGACTGAATTTCAGTCTTTTCCAATCGGCCACGACCAGATCCGGCTCCAGCGTCCATGTCTTTATATGAACGATAAGAGCGACCGCCTGTCTTGCGCTGTTTGCGATGGTGTTTCGCAATTTCTGTCTTCTCCAAACGTCCTTCGCCAGAACCAGCACCCGCAGTCATGTCTTTATAAGACATTGCACGGCCACCAGCCTTACGCCCAGGCCCCATCATTGGTGGCATAGGAGGTTTAAATCCACTTGGGCCGGGCATTGGCGGCGCCCCAGGGGCGCCAGCAGGAGCGCCGGGGCCCGCCGAAGCGCCAGGGAACGCGCCGGGACCAGGTGAAGCAGCCGGGGGCATAGCCCCAGGAGGAGGAGCCGGGGGCATACCACCCATGGCACCGATTGGACGCGGCTGACCAGCCATGTCACCAGCATTATCTTTGCCATTCAAAGCAATAATAATGTTGATGTCATTTTTACCTTTGGATTTTTTAGATTTCTTAGGTTTTCCCCCAAGATCAATATCCATCATACCGCCACGGGCTTTGGCAATACGGCCCCCGACAGGGCGCGTCCCCTGAAGTTCACCGTCAAGCGACAACTTATTTGTCTTGCCACCATCTTTGCGGTTCATCCGCTTAAGAGTTTCCGCCATACGAGCACGCTGTCCAAGCTTACCGCCTTTTTCAGCAGCTTTTGCCAGTTTTTTAGCCGGGATTTTTTCTCCTTCCGGCACATCAAGCTGACGATGCAACGCACCGGGCTTTCTAATAGCAGACTGAATCCACTTATTGGCCTTGCCGCCAGATTTAAGCCCTTCCATTGACTGCTGACGGTCGTGCTTTTTGTCTAGGCTGGAATCTTCCCATTTATCCATGGACATACCATGCTTGCGGGCAAGCTTCTTGTCCTGAACTAGATCTTTACGGGAATGTTCCCATTCCATGTGAGACTTTTTCTTAACTTTCCCACCATCCTTTTGTCCGGGGACAACTGGATTGTTAGTGAACTGCATAGTTTTACGAGGAACCATATTGAGACGCGGGTCAGGCATCATTGGGCCACCGCCCTGTTTCTTGCTACGTCCACCTTCTTTAAAAGGTTTTGCAGCCGGTCCCATAGCACGCTTGCCTTTAGCAGCTTCCGCCTTGAGAGCCGCCAACATGCGAGGATCGATGCGACCACGGGGCCCCATGGCGCCCATTGGCCCACCCATCTGCTTTTTGGTGCGGCCGCCAGATTTACGATTTTCTTCAATCCGTTCCAGATCTCTACCTTCATAAAGATCTTTTGCGCGGGGGCTAATGTATTCAATAGTTTCTTCAACTTCCGGGGCTTCTTCGCTAAAATCTGGCAAATCTTTCGGCCGTTTTCTTAAAGCTTCTTCAATTTGCTCCGATTCAATTATGTCTCTAATTAAATCTCCGCCATTAGCCTTTTTGGCACGACCACCTTTTTTCATGCCGCCAATGTGCTTAATGCCGGGGCGCTCTTCGTTGGCCTCTTTGACATTGCGGTTAATCTTGTCATTTACCCATGACACGCCACCAGATTTACGGGGCTTGCGGCCCAGATTGGGCGCAACTGCCTCTCCCTTAACAACGCCGCCCTTTTTATATTGGCGGCGGCTAATAGGACGCATACCCGTTTTGATGTCTGCGTTCAGCGGTTCCGGTGGCGTCCAAGAGGAAGCGTCAACCTTTTGGCTGGGGTCCCTACCACCTGCGAGGTTCTTTGCCTTGGCTTTCATTGCAGCCCTGGCCTGTTTTGCCATGTCGTTCATCGATAAACTCCTACCTAGGTCTGCCGGGCGTCCCCGGTGGCACGTGCCTGAAATAAAGATATCACAACCATAAGAAATCAACAATGATGTCAATTTCTTATAAAACTCTTACGCAGACCCGCCTTTCTTTTTAAAAGGAGGAAGGTTGAATTGGTCTCGCAAGGGAGTATCCTGGGTAATCCAAGGCGGCAGCCCTGATAACTTTGAAGTATACCTTTTTTCAACATTTCTAGCCTCAACTTCTCCCGCCGCTTTCCAATATGCATCTAGAAGAGATTTTTTCATTAGAGGAAGAATATATTTTGTTTTGAAGTCTTTAAATTCATCATTGCTTTTTAGGCCATAGATTTTTTTTATTGCTTCTACATTTAATGGAATATTATTTTTCTCTAATAATTCGCGAAACAATTCTCCAACGTGTGGGTTCACTTCATATTGAAGTGGATTAGTATTTGTTCCAGGAGAAAATTTTTCAATTGCCTGTATTCCATGTTGCAGTTCATGCAACAGTATTGGTTCTGGATTTTTAATATATGGCCTTATCGTCAAGTCAGCGGGTTGCCGATCGAGGGATTTATGACGGTTAGGATCTCCAAACCATGAAGCAATATTTGGTTCTTCTTTTTTGCCTCCGCGTAATGTCCAATCCATCTTAAAATCAACATCTTTTAATTGAGGATACGCTTTGAATAATTCTGGATGGTCTATAGCTTGCCCAATCCTTTTAATTTCTGAATTTAAATAATCTTCTTTTAATTTTATTTTAGTGTCCGGTATTTCATATCTCCACTTTCCATCACGTCCTTGGAACCATCCAGTTTTGTCCCAAATATGATGCGGAATAGCACCTTCATCTGCCATGTTCTTAGCAGTGTACCAAGCGCCTTTGTCTGCTGTCTTTGAATTTAAACCGGCAAAGGTACGAAAAGAACCTTCTGGCGCTTTCATTGGGAACCCACCAGTCATTGCTAAACCAGCAAGTTCCATTGCACGATCAATTCCTTCTTTACTTTTTGGATCTATTAGACCGTACAAAACATCTCCCGGCAATCTTGCCGCACTATAAGCAGCTTTTGCAGCTTTTGCGGGCCAAGTTTCCGCCAAAGCATCGCCTAGTTCTGACATCTGCTGATATTTTATTTCTTTTTCTTCCGGCGTGTACCCTTCTCCAGTCATTTGGGACGCAGATCGGCGCATCCTCTGACGATCACTTGCTGGCTCATCGTAAACGGCGTCTGCTTCTAAAGGGTCAAATTCTATTTCACCCCCTTCTGCCTTTTCTGCTCTTCCGCCATGCTCATAGGCGCTTCCAAACGCGCCGTAATCGCCAAAACTATCCCATGAGTTTCCACCATAGCCAAGATTTGCAGCGGCCATAGAATAATCATTGGGGTTCAAGCTGAACGTATTAAGTCCACTGGCACCGCCAAGATTTCCGCTACCGGAGAAGCCGCCATAGTCAGACGGGTTAACCGACAGATTGGTGAATGTGGGCATAGACTGATAACTGGTATCCAAACCTACAGTGAAATTGTCATAGCTTGGCGTAGCAAAAGAAACTTCTCCCAGAGGATTGAACTCATAGCCCGGCGTAGCAAAAGAAACGTCTCCCAGAGGATTGAAATCATACGTGCCAAATGTTTCGTTAGACCCAACGGCAGGCATATTAAACGAAAGATCATCCGGCCTTGGAGGAGGATACGGGATTTCCTTTGCCTTGGAGAGCCGATCTGCCTCGTTGCCGTAGGTAAAGAAGCTATGGCCACCAAGCTGGTTAAAGTTAGACAAATTAGTTCCAGCCCGCTCTGCTACACGCTGGTTGTAATCTTCAGAAGCCTTGTTGAAGTTGGTGATGTTTTTATAGGGCTCCAAAGCATCCTGCATATTGCCTTGCAGATAATTGGTGGCACGGTTCCATGCTTCCGCAGCAGCATCATCATCCGTCTTAACACCAAACCCACTACGGGCTTCCCCATACATCATCGCAGCAAGATTGCGGGCATCATTGGCAGAGAACTCACCCATAGAGCCGGTAATTGTGCCGGGTGTTATCTCATTGTTTTTCAGATAGTTATTAATAGCGTTCTGGCTATTTTGGTTGTAGCCCAGATACTGGCCCTTCTGGGAAACTATGTCACCGATAGGCTGGCCCTGCATCAAAGACCTGTTGTAGGCAGTCTGGGCTTCCAGATAGCCTGCAAGTGGCTGATAGGCGTTATTGGCCGTAGACTGACCGCTACCCATTGAGGCATCATAGAAATGCGGCATCAGATCATTGTAGGATAGGTCAGTGGTGTCCCAGTAGTCCAAGCCACCGGTATCTGCTTCTCGTCCTAGCTGGGTCTGGTAGAGATCCTGTATCTGCTCTCTCGTAGCAGGGGCAGACGTTGTATCTGTATCCGCTACAACAGCTCCTTCATCTGCATAGCCGGTGCGGCCGCCAGTGTTATACTCTTCTGTTTCAACCGGTGCCTCAGTCTCCGTTGCCCCAAATGGGTAAAGCTGCTGCATAGCCTGATCAGCACGGAAGAAATCTGCCGGGTTATCTATATCACCCCAATTAATTACGCCGTTTTCAACGACCGGGTTACCATCAGACTGTACGTCTTCTCCAGAAAAGACAGCATCCGCAATCTTTTTGGCGGTCTGAACAGGGCTAGTAACGGCACGATAGAAAGATGATGGTGCCTGTTTGGTTGTTCTTATAGCTTGTTCAGCAGGAGAAGTAGACGGTTCAGGTGCGGGTTGTTCTGCATAGGGGTATTTATATTGTTTACGCGCCTCTTCCATGGCTGCCATTGTTGGATACGCGCCAGAAGGTGCTGTAGAAACCCTCATAGGAGCTTTAGCGATATCTTCTTTTCCAAAATACGGCATTGGGGGACGCGACACCGCAGTTGCATAGTTGCCTAAATCTGCCGGAGAAGCTCTATTGGGGAGTTTGCCGGGTGGCGTTGAGGTAGCCGGGGGAGCCGGTGGTATGAACTCACCTCTGGCATTTAAGCGATCGGGCGGTATTGTGGGCGATTGACTGTAGATTAACCTTCTAAATTCATCGCTAGGTGGGGGAGAAGCTTGCTGCCTTTCTCTCTTAATCATGTCTAGGGCAATTTGGGCTTCATTCATTCGCTTAAGACGCATACGGCCGGGGTCAAATGTTCCGGCAGACCCATATCCGTAGGGGCTTCCCTCCGGTTGCATAGCGCCACGGCTGAAAAGCGTATAGTCGTTAGGCTTTGTACGAGACGTAATGGGAGTATTCTGTAAGACAAAGTCGGCCAATTGCTCTTCTGCCGTAGACAATTGTGGCCTTTGAAGGGTGCCGGATAGGCTGCCAAGCGTATAGTCTCGGTATTGGGGTGGATACTTACGATCGGCCATTGCCTTACCCGCCTTTATTGTCCGTTAGGGCCACCTTGACCGGGTGGTTTTAGGCCAGCAATGCCGAGTGTACGCAAAGCTGGTTCTAGAATGGGCGCTATAACTGGGAGAGCTTCTGGATTCTTCACCAAATCCTGCGCAAAATCTAACAATTGGATTTTTTCGTTAGATTCCCGGTCTTTTTGACGATGATCTAGCTCAGATCTGCGGTGGAGAAGGTCGTTTTGTTTGCGAACTTCTTCCAACTGGGCTTTTTGCTGTTCCATCTGGGCTTTTTGCTGGTCAAGACCAATCTTTGCCATTGATTCTTGAGCCCGCGTCTGGGAATCCATGACCCTTGCGTCAGCTTCCTTGGCCCGATTCTGGGCTTCAGACTGCATATACTGGGCTTCTGGGGTTGGTTTGTTGCGCTGTTCAGGAGAAGCCAGGAACTGTTGCGGGTTATTCCAACCAAGGGCTTGAAGAGCGGCTATTTCGACTGCTACAGGGTCGTAAAGATTGGGATTTGCCTGTTGCAATTGCTTCAAAGCACTGATTTTCACGAGCCTTTGGGCCTGAGAAGCGGTATTTGGGTCTGCCTGTGGCACAAAATCGCAGTTCTTTAGGGCTTCTTCGAAGAGTTCTTCGTCCCATGGCAGAGATGGTTTCTTGCACCGCTGCCAGAAGCTTTCCGGGTTTTCCCGGAATGTGCGCACAATGAGTTCAAACTCTTGAGACTGAGCTGCGTGTAGGCGTTTATGGACTGCATTCATCACTTTGGCGGCTTGTTCTAGCATGGCCAGAGTGGTTCCGACAGGCATTTCTGTCTTACCTTCTCCGACTTGCTGTTCTGATGTGCCGCCAATACGCATACCGGTCTGGGCGATGTTATCGACCAGTGTCATCAGGGCCCCGGAGGGTTCCTTATAGGGCAGTGGCATGATTGCCTGGTTGAGGGGCATTCCGCCAGTTTTAACCAAGGCACCGCCGCCTGGGGGCACCCGGAAGATGTTAGTGTTTTGCCGGGCTCCGGTATCAGCGACGAGGAAGCCGGGGAAGTTGCTATACATACCGGCATCGAGCAGTTCGCGCCAAGCGGCTGTGATAGCGTTGGTTGTGTTGCCGAGAATGTGCAAGAGGCCAATATCATAGAAGCCGAGGCCGGGCACGAACGTATATTTTACAAAGTGCTGCTTGTTTGTTGGAAGCTGATCGTCGTCCTGATCATAGTTTCTAACAACGGACAGGACTTCTTTGGAAGAAACATCGATTGTGACCCGGTAGGGAATCTCAAGTCCGGTTTCTTTACCTTTCCACTTATGTTCAAACCCTGCGATGTTTAGTTCGCAGTAACATTCGTAGATTTCCCGATCGCGATCTTCTGGTTGGCCCAGTTCCGGGGTTATGCCTTGAACAGAATTTTTCTCCCGCTGAACGGCATTGAGTTCTGGGGCAGATGGTGTTGACAGGTCTATATTTTTATAAATGCCGAGGATTTGCAGCCGTTTAACGGTTGAGGGGCTCATATATGTACGGTGGGTAATCCGCCGTGCGTTGAGCATGTCTGTAGCTGCGTTATTAACGATCAGGTCGTTTGCATCGACGCTTTCGCTGATGGGTCTGTTACGCAACGGGCAGAAATAGACCTTTTTGAAAGCTGTGCCGCCAAAGCCGAGCATGAGGAGCATGCGATCGGTATCGGGGTAGTATTCTGTAGCGGTTGCGGTCAGATAGTGATTGAGGTCCCGTTCGAAAGCCATAGCAAGCTGATCTTTTTGCAGATCAACATTGTTTCCATCATTGCGGATTTTAACGGGTCCGTCTGTGGGGAGCATTTCAGAACGAGCATTTGCTTGGAAGCGCAGGACTGCTTCAAGCAATAGTGGGTGTCGTACTTTGGACATACCATCTACAGGGGCCCCGTCTGCGGCGCCTTGTATATTTGGTATTTCGATTTTCAGGCCGAGGAGTTTAATTCCAAGGGCTCGGTCTTCGATCCATTCTTTACGGCTTTCGATATCTTCTCCGATCGAGCGCATGAGTTCACTCGATATTCGGCTGACCTCCATAGAGTCGATATCGTTCACCAGATTGCGGAACCAGTCATCGTCCTTCCCGGTATCTTCGATGATATCCTGCAAGGGGCGACCATCGAGGGAAATAGTGACTGACCCGTCTGGATGGTTGATTTCGATTATATTCCCGTTTTCGTCGGTATTAACTTCGTCTTCCCGGTCATCGATGATTTCAATCATCATGTCTTCCGGGCTGATCGCCGGGTCCTCTTCGGGAGCCGGTTGCCGAATATTAGGGACCAGCCCTGGGGTCATAGGCATTGTCTAGTCCTTCTCGATATCTAATTTTTCCATTTCTTCGACAAATCTATTAATACCTTCTTGAGCCGCCAATGTATCAGATTTTGCGTTTATTTGATAGTGCCGGACGTAATCGTGGGGCTCTTTACCCCAGACCTCGACCTTGAAGTTCCCAAGGTGACCATTTTGGGCTTCCTTGACAACATCCACAATAGCACTGGCTAGAACGCGCTGCATATCTTTCTCCTAAACGGGGTAGAGGGGCAGAGCCTCTGACTTTCCCTTGAACCGCATTGAATCTTCGAAGTCGGCTGTCCATTCCGAATTTCTTAACAGGACCCCGATATCTCTCAAGTGTCGCAGGGCCATAGACGTTGTATCGACCAGGTCATCATGCTTTCCTTTTGGGAACTGACTGACCTGGCGGATAAGCATTTCTGCCCACTGCTTATTAGGAGCATATACCATACCTTCGGCAAAAAGATGCTCTACAGAATGTAATCGAGACAATTTGTCCTGACTTTTTGGATCATACATCTGGAGCGAGAATTTTTCTCCCCCGTAAAGTCGGCGCAGTTCTTGTGCGACAGAATGTCCTGCTGCTTTATTTTCAATAAGGACTTTATCGACCTTTAGCTTTTTACAGGTTTCGGAAACCTTTTTAACTAGTTCGTGGAGTTCATATCGTCCTTGCCAAGCGTACATGAGCATGACTTTAGGCGACGAATTTTCTGTAAAGCCGTATCCGGTTCTGATTTTAGTTGTCTCATCGAACATAATAGACTGATTATCCGACAAAACATTCTTATTATCCCGGCTGACGTATCTATTCGACAATTCTGTCTGGGCTCCGGTAAAGACGCCCCAGACGCTCATAGCAGAGGGATCATTTTCTGTCTTGGTGGTATAGGCTGTATCGAGCGTAGCGATAATCAAATCCATTAAGGGAAACTCAGTAGCTTCCCATGGCTGCCACCAGTCCGCTTTGATAATACCACCGCCTTTAGGTTCCGGCCGCTGCTGAAATTGCCCGGCGAAAATCCAGGGGCCCCGTTCCTTCTCAAAGTCACTAACTTCCTTTTCTCCAAACCGTTCCGGCCATAGCAAAGCCCCCTCCCTGCGGTTCAACTCCTCCTGAGCCGCCAAAGATACAGGGACCCTTTCTCCACTATTTCCAACCGTCACCAAAGGGGACCCATCAACATCAAGGCCCCTTGGGTCATTCCAGCCAATGCTGGTGACAGAATGTCGGTTCCATTCATACCGCATAGGCAAACACAAGTGCGTCCAGTCGCCATGATCGCGTGACAAAATGTGCCCAGTCAAATCTTCTTCACTAAGTCTTTGTTGAATAACAATAAACGCACCAGTCTTTGGATCATTCAAGCGTGTACTCAGCGCTGTATCCCACCACTCAATTGTAGAATGGATAGCTGCATCCGAGAAAGCTTCCTGGGCACTATTAGGATCATCAACGATAATAATATTGCCACCTTCACCCGTCAGAGCCGATCCTACCGAAGTCGCCAACCGGGCCCCAGACTTGTCATTATCAAACCTCGTTTTCGTATTCTGATCAGGACTTAACTTATACCGGGGGCCCCAAAGCTTCTGGTACCATGGACTTTCAATCAACCTCCTGCACTTAACCGAATCCCTCAAAGACAACTGTTGCGCATACGAAGCATGTAAAAACTGTACGCCGGGACCCGAAGTCGGAGAATTCCAAACATCCGGCTGCGCCCATACCCACGCAGGAAAAGCAACAGACACAAGTGACGATTTGGCACACCGGGGCGGAATGTTAACAATCAGCTTCCGTATGTCCCCATCAACAACACCCTGCAAATGCTCCGCAACAGCCTCAATAGGCCACCCCTCACTAAAGTCACTAGAATCTATCCAACGCCACGCATTCTTAAAAAACAAATACAAGTCATCCTCAAAGTCAGCCCGGTCCAGTTCTGCTAACTGCAAGTCACGGTCAATGAGGGTCCCGGAGAAGTTGACAAGGGTTGACATGTTTTTCCCGTTTTTGTGCGTGTTGCGTGGAGGGGCTTTAAAGGCCTTGATGTTAAGGCCAGGCGGGGGCCGGGGGGTCTCGATCGCGGTACCTTCGACCTGCCTGGACCTGCGACAATTTGTCGCGCGACATAATGTCGCATTGGGGACACTTATCCATCATCGTCATGCGTCACATTGTCATGCGACAATTTGTCCGATTCTATCTCGGTATCGTCAGGCCTGGCGGACAATATTGCGTTACGCAGAACGTCGCGATGTTCAGGGGATAGCGTCCTGGCATCGATTACCAGGCTTGCAGTCTGGATAGGTCCGCCGCCGGGACCTGACACTTCAACGCTAGCTTGCGTTTTATGGCCATAGCGGGCGGGATTAAGTTTTTCGGCATACCAACGCAGGGATTCGGCATAGAGACGCGCCGCCGATACCGTTGCATTATCAATTACTTCGCCGGATTGCGCGCGCTCATACAGGTCGCGGGGAACGTTTGCCGCCATGGCAAAAGCATGTTCGGCCATAAGTACCCGTGCGCGCGCGATCTTTAGGGCAAAAGGAGCACTCTTTTCCTGCCATCGTCCCAACGTCCGGAAATCGATCCCTACTGCCTGGCATGCATCCGTCATTGGATGCCCTTCGCTTATCAGGTCACACAATTGATCTGCTATTGTCTCGTTGAATTTTGTAGGGCGTCCGGTTTTTTTTAGAATCTCTTTAGCGGGTTTCCTACTAGCCCTTATGTTTGGCATGCTATCGGAAAGCTTGTCCCGTATTTCGCCATAACTGAACCGGGTCCTGATAGGCTTTTCCTTTTGCCGTTTAGGCTTGTCTTGCGCAATATCTGACATTTGTTTCCCCTGGCCGCCAAAATGAACGGGCAAGGGGAATATAATAGAAAAAGGCCGGGACTGCTATGAGTCCGGCCTGAATCTTGTACCACATTGAAACAAAAAAGAAAACCGATATTTTCCTGTTATGGTTTTATGGTGTTGCGGTTAGTAATAAGCTTCACCATGCAACAGCATCGCTATATTTGGCCGTGTTAGGCTTCATCTGCAGCGTTTCATCTGTGGCGCGTTTGCCGGTTTCTTCATCTAGCCAGAAATCATCTGGCGTGGCGTCAAAAGAGACGTGATTACCGCGCAAAACGCCTATGCGCTCGCCGTTTTCGGGACAATCAAACTGCGCGGCAGTTTCAGCGGCATCGCGTAGTGAGCCACTAAATCGCCAAACAGCCGTGTGACCGTCATACTCTACTGTCAGATGCGCTGGCGCGTTTGCCGCATTGTTCCTAGGCCACTTTCCGTTGCCGTAGCTATCAACTAGCTCAATGCGTCCGGTTTTTGTGTTATGCGTTGTCATGTTTGTGTGCCTTTCCGTTTTGATTTTATAGAGAATTGTATAGCCTACGCCGCGCCAGACTTGATTACATAACCAAGGAATTGACAATCGCGCTCGACACTTTCAATCATTTCAAGAGATTGACCATCCCAAACAACGCCAACTGCGTCACTACCGTTTACGTCTGCGCGATAGACTGCATACCCATGCTCGCCGCTGAGTGAATGTGACCAGACGTATTGCTGGCCGTTTTCAAGGGGATTTTTAAGGCTGGCATCAAGCGCAGCGGCGTATTCTTCTGGCGTGCCGTTGTATATCCCACCTTTGTGATCGGCGCTATCGCCCCAAATATAGCCAGTGTTAGTGTCGATTAAGATTATG